ATAAGACGTATTGCTTATGAGAATTCAATGTTGGTTGGTAGTACTCTGGTTTTTTCAACTGTTTATTTGCGTTCTATGCGCCCGGCATTTTTCTTGTTTAATTTTGACCACATGTATTTGTATCGTAAGTTTAGACGTGCGGCTCGTAGGTTCGTGCTACCTAAAATAGAGAGTGTGGTTAAGTTCTTCTTTCCAAAATCTAGCATATATGCAGCTGTAGAGAAGAATCCATTGTTGGTTGAATACGAGGAAACTGGTAAATTAGGTGAAGTACGAGAAGTTCAGCCTACATTGAATGCTATTCCTGCTTTAGTTAGTACCATGGATCGGCCTGTTATACCTCCTAATTTGAGATTGAAAATTTTTGATTTGGGTAAAGAGGGCACATTGACTTATATGCGTCAGGTTGGGCCTTGTGCTATTGATTTGCCAATTTTGTCGCGGAATTGTGCTGATAATTTTGTTATCAGTTTGTTGACTAGACATGCCCCTAAGCATTCCGTACGTCCTGGAAACCGTTTTGTTGACCTCAGAAATTGGCTTTATAAGTATTTTGCTGCCATTTTTCCTAAATATGAAGCAAAGTTCAAGGTTTACACTCATGATGAATGGAATGAACGTTTTCCGCCATCCCGTAGACTTGAACAGGATAAAGCATATGAGAATCAATATGAGGGAAATTATGCTGATAATGACCTCCGTATTGAGAAAACTTTTCTTAAGGCTGAAGGTTTGTATAAAACTCGTGATAAACAAAAACCCCGAGGAATTCAGGGGAGAACTGCTGATTATAATGTTCGTGTTGGGCCCTGGATATATTCCTTTTCCAAGCGTTTGCGTAAAGTTTGGAATAAACGCCATTTCATTTATTATGCATCCGGTGCTTCTCGGTCTGATTTGGGTGAATGGTTTTCGGTTTGTACTAGAAATGCAAAGAATCCTATTTATGGAGAGAATGACGGTAGTAGTTGGGATGGGTCCATTATGGTGGAGTTGTTGCTTATAGAGCTCGATGTTTATTATATGTTTGGAGCGCCAACTGAGGTTTTAACTTATATGATTGATAGTTTTTATACGAAAGGGCGCACTCCGTTTGGAATCACCTTTAGCATATATGGCACGCGGCATTCTGGTGATCCGAATACCAGTTGTGGCAACTCATTACTGAATGGAATCTGTAATACTTATGCACAATGTATGTTGAGAAATTGTGATGTTAAAGAGTTGTCAGAGAGATTCAATATGGTTGTCATGGGTGATGATGAGTTGGACATTTCCGAAGAATTAAGTGTACGTTTAGACGTTAATGGGTATATGTCGTTGTTGGGTTTAAATATGAAATATTTACAAACTACGGAAGCGTTGACTGTGAATTTTTGTTCAATGCGTCCGTATAGAGTTGACCATACTGCTGATTATAAATATGATTATATGTTTGGACCCAAAATTATGCGCTGGTTGAACAAGTGTGGCTTTGCTCTTGATAGTCATAGACTTGGCACTAAGCAGCAGTTGCTAGATCATTATGCCGCTGTGTGTAAAGGAAGTCTTGAAACCAAATGCGTGCCCATATTAAGTGAATGGACTGAGACGCTGGCGAAAAGGGCTAATCCTGATTATGTATATGTTAAGAAGGATGACCCCAGTAAACGCCCATCTAAAATAGTGCCGTGCACTGATATTACGTGGCAGCACATGGCTGTAGTTTATCGAATATCAGTGGCTGACATGAGGGAATTTCGTGATTATTTGTTTAAGGAAGTGCTACCTAATTTGCCATGTTTATATTATCATTGGGTTGCTGAGGTTATGTGGGATGTAGACATGGCTGATACTCAATCCAATAATGTGCATTTACCCTTCATGCGTTACACTCGTGAAGCAATGCCACGGCCTTTGCCTCAGACATTTGATGATGTATTGCGCCATAAAATTGAAAAAGGGTTTTTAATGGACGATGGGAAATATGATGATTTAGCTGATTTGGTGCCTAATTCCAATAGAGAGGAAGAAGTTAAAAGATTCATTAAGAATTCATGGATAGTAAAAATGCGAATGGAACGTAGTAAGGAACGTGCACAAAAACAGGGTTTGCC